ATCACGATGGTCTCGTTCCACGAGGAGGAGAAGTGATGGGCGATCTGTTCAACACCGTGATGGCCGCTCTTGCGCAACCGCGCAAGGGCATCTCCATGTATCAGTCGCACAAGTATTCCGAGGCTTCACGCAGGATGTGTCAGCAAGGTTTGATTGGTACGCAGAAGTTCACCGTCTGCAACAGTTTGCTTGAGCATGCAGTGCTTGCCAGTTTCTGCAAGCCCAAAGCACTCGTAGACATGTGTGAGTTGGCTGTCCCACCTTTCCGCAACATGTGGATTGAGTGGGACGAGAAGCACCGCATGGAGTTGTTGCGTCACCATGGCACTAAGTTGGGCTACTTTGACAACGGCTTTGAGTGGACGCCAGACACATGGGCAGACGAGGTGGGCTATCACATCTGGGATGACCCACCCATGCCGCACTTCTGCTACTCGCAATACTCGTTGAATGAGGGCCAGATACTTGTGCCACCTATGTCGTTCTCGATGGTGAACGAGGGTGACATGGATGCGCGTAACTCTGACCACTTCACGACAGCGGGTAAAGTTGTGCCGCCTACGCTTGAAGAGGTGCGCAGACAACAGCGTAGGTTTGGCAAGGTTCTGCTGAGTTCGCCATATGCGGAGAAGCACAAGGGCGATGCCAGTTTGGAGACGCTGTACTTCCGCATGAACCCAAGCATCTCGAACGCAGGGAACATGATTTTGCCAAGACAACTGGCGCGTGACCCTGAGATGCGCATGCAGTTGGCAGACCAGAGTGCCAAGGCATATGCGGGTGACATGCGCTTCCTGATTACCGTGCTTGCACTGGTGAATTACCCGCACACAATCATCGAACGCAAGGTCGAGAGGGGGCCAACACGGATTGCCTATGGCAGACGCGTGCCTCGCAATGAGTTGCGTGTGTTGGAGATTGACCTGCCAAAGCCAAGAGGGACTACGCGATACGAGCGTATGTTCAAGGGTGGCGGCGGCAAGAAGCGTCGACATGTCAGACGTGGGCATTGGCGTCGGTACAGACGCAAGGATGGCACTGTGACTACGCAGTGGATCGAAGAGCAATGGGTGGGAAGTGCCGAGGTTGGCACGATCACTCACGACTATGAACTCAAAAGCAAAGGAGCGAAGTAATGAGCGCGATTGATAACGTGATGGTTTTCTGGGACGTGATGTCCACAGACGAGAAGAAAGAACTAATCCTACGCATTGGCGAGAAGGCACTCGAAGAAGGTATCGTGAACGCAGACGATATTAAGCCAGTGGGTGGCAAGAAGAAGCGGAAGAGTTCCTACAAGCCGTTCTGGATCAAGACTGCGGAGCGTATCGACCCCACGAAGAAGGGCATGTTCCGCGTCGAGGGCAACTGGGTGAACGATGTGCAGAGAGACGTGGCCGAGGGCAACCTCGTGATCATTGGCACGAAAGCACCCAAACATTATTGGGTTGGCAAGCGTCAAGATGGTGCGAACATGGACTTGATCAACGGTCTGGCAGTCGAGAACATCGCATATGTGACAGACGCCGACAACTTCTCTGGTATTGAGACCGCACTCGAAAATGCACTTGCGGCGTGAGTGATTACGTCGTAAGGTGTATAGTGTGTTATACACAAAGGGTAGAAAAATGTTTCACAAAAAAGAAGAAAACAGAATGTCTTACCAACGATGGGTAGATGTTTTGTGTTATGGGGTCAGGTGTATTCCGCGTTATGGCCTCAGGTCTCGCGCACATGCGCACCTGACAACTACGCGTGACCACAACTCATTCTGTCTATTCCGTCAAGGAGTTTTGTTTTCTGGTGTACATATCAACCTAGACAACGACTGGGCTAACGCGCCACCCCTTGAATGTGTTGCTAATCTTAGATCGACAAACGAAGCAACCAGTAAGGGATACAATGGAAAATCAACTGGATCGGATCGAGTGGAAGCTCGACCAAATACTTGGTGCGTTAATGGCGAAAGCCTACGACGCGCCTACAAAAGGCGAAGCCTCGCCAACGGAAACCTCGAACCACCAAGCGCAAATGCCGCAACTTACAACCAAGCAACATGCGGCATTGCAAATGTTGCTAAGAGGAGCCGACAACGCAGAGATTGCGGAGCGGTTCAACGTCAGCCCGAACACAGCCAAGATTTACGTGCGTGGCATAGCCAAGAAATTGGGTGTGAGTACGCGTGCGCAGATCGTGGTGCGTCTGTTGGACGTGTTCAATGACCTCGATGACAACAGTTATCGGGCAATGACTGGCGGTTTGCCGAAGGATTGGGACGCGACTTATGTGCATCCCGACCCATTCGCAAGACTTTACAGAGTAGAGAGAGAGGAAAATGACACTTGAACTAAGACTACGAAACGATGTCTGGCAGGTATGCGGCACAGTCGTGAAGCCAGATGGCGTGAAGGTTCGTGTGCGTAAGACTACGGGATACACGAAGCATCAGAAGCAATACGCGTCTGCCGCTTTGTCCCGCATTCTTCTGGACACAATGAATGGGGTTGCGGAAGTCGAGAACGATGCCGCAACCCTCGAAGATGCAATCAACCAATATCTTTCCCGACCAAATCCGCCGGGGGAGACAGACGTCAGCATCCTAAATCGTCTGGGCAAACTGCAAGGTAAGACGCCGTTGGCTCGGCTCAAGACCAATGACCTGTACTCTTACGTGACTGGGCGTGGGAACAGTGCAGGTACGGTTGCGCGTGAGATGAATACGATCAACGCCATGCTGAAACATGCGCGTGAGATTGGATTGGATGCGCCCGACATTACGTTGAAGCGTCCGTCTGTGGATGATGCCAGAAGCAGGTGGCTGACTGAGGACGAGAGAGATCGCCTGATTGCGGCATGTTCGCCTGAGATTAAGGGACTGGTGACGTTCCTGTTTTATACAGGCGCACGGATTGGCGAGGCGTTCGCTTTAACTTGGCCAGAAGTGAGGGACAGACAGGCGTTCTTTACTTCCTACAAGGGCAAGATGCGCAAGAAACGTGTGAGAGGCGTGCCGCTTACACCGATTGCGTTGAGTGCAATGGGTTCGCCGACAGGCGACTACGTTTTCACGGCTCCGAATGGAGCGCAGTGGGACAGACGCAAGTTCTATGACTACTTCACGGTGGCATGTGATCGTGCAGGGATTGCAGATTTCACGCCGCATGACTGTAGGCATACGTTTGCGTCACATCTGGTGCAGAAAGGTGCCAGTTTGAGGGCGGTGGCAGACCTGCTTGGTCATACGTCACTGGCCATGGTGATGAGGTACAGCCATCTGGCACAAAATCACTTGAGTGACACCGTCAACCTCTTGGGTGGTGGTGGCACAGACGGAACACACGGTTCCGTAAGTTACTTGAGGGCAGTGTAAACTGTAACCCTTGGTAAGGGTGAGGTCGAGAGTTCAATCCTCTCTCACAGCACCATCCTTCACCCTTCCAAGCCTCAAGTTTAGTGGCAGACACCCAACGTGTTTCACGTGAAACGTCTGCCGCGCCTTCGTGGTGTGTTGGTGTCACGTTCTTTGCACACATTGGCACACTAAAAGATAACTTGTATCGTCTATAAGACACCTGTAGAGTGTTATTGAGGAGTGAGATATGAAACAGAAACTAAGCATTATTGGAAAGATCGAACCGCCGTTCACAGATGTGGACTACCGAGAAATAGATGTTCTTTGTGAGAAGCTGATCGAGACTTGTCAGCTTATGCAGAACAGAACTGCAAGCGTGTACGCAAAGAACACCGCCAGTGACATCATTGATGTGTTGGTGGACATCAAAGTTGACGTTCAAGAGCATGGGAAAAAGCATGCGAAGAAGATGGACGATGATGGATTTGTAACCCTAGACAAGGAGCAGACACATGGCAGAGCCTAATTTAATTAAAGTTGCAGACGTTTATGTCGTGCAACAAGACGAACAGTTTGTTGGCGTTGAGGTCGGTTTTACTGACGCAGTACGCAACAAGCGTGGGGCGGCAACGTCCCTCGACTTCATGAGGAATGCGTTGAGCAACAGCGGATGGATAGCACAGACAATCATGAGAGTTGAGGACAAGGAAGACGATGCACAGGCTAACGCACAACCAGAAGACAGTGGCAGTGAAGATACTCAAACACCTCCACAGCCAACCAAACGAGCAAAGACAAAGCCAACAGCAGATAGCTGATGCCGTTGGTATGTCACAGTCGCAAGTGAGTAGGTATCTCAAGATATTTGATTACCTGCAAATCACAGACAACGTCGACAAGACCTACAAAGTTGGGTCGAAAGCAGACAAGTATCTGGCATATTGGGCCGTTTACTTCATGGAGCGAGGGGAAAAGAAAAACTAGAGCATGTTGTTGCGATACATGTAACCCCAGACAACGAGGCCACAGACGAGAACAATGCCGAAGACAACGGCACACCAAAGTGCGATGGCCTCGATTGTTTCTTGACGTTGTTTCTTGGCCGCACGTTCTGCGGCCTTTCTTTCTTCACGGATTTGACCGCGCAGACGTATGAGTTCTTGCCATGCGGAGAGACCGCGCGTGTATATTATGATTTCGCGCAAGTTGTGTTCCATGTCCTGCGCCTGTTGCTTTTGCATGAATGTGTCGAGGGCTTCCTCGTTCACAGAGCGGAACGGACTGCTTTTCTTTTTGTTGTGTTGGTTCTTGACGTCGTCGATGGCGTCAAACATCTTCCCGATTTCTTTGCCGAGAGATGCTATCTCCTTACCTGCTGAGACACCTGCCTTGATCGCACTGAATGCGGCCACGGCTGTCGTGATCGGCTCCATTAGACAACCCCTTGAACAATATGTCCCAAGTTTAACAAAGGGAGTTGGTCAAGGTCGTCCTACGACATGCGTTTCCACATGGGGACGCAGACCGCACGTGCGTTGTCTTGGCGTTCGTGGTTAAAGGCTTGCGCCATTTCGATGCACTGTTCGAGCGTGAGGTCTTCGTAGATGGGTGGCGCGGCTTGAAACACCCCCGCCTGTATAATAACCATTATAACGAAGGTGTATGTGAACATCGCCGCCTCCTACTTTCCTATGCCATAGAAAGACTTTTCCCATTCCTTGTGCCGCTTCAGTGGTTCGCGGACGTATGGAAGCAACCAAGCCAGACGTAAGATTGTCCAGTTGATTAGGTTCCATGGGAAATATAGGGGGCGCATTGTATCCATGAACAAGACGACACGGAGTTCGTCTGTCTCATTGTGCGCCTCGTGCATGTAGGTGTCGTCAAAGTATACGACTTCTCCATTGCGCCAATAATATGGACGACCTGCAACACGGATGTGACAACGCCCTTCACGTGGAATTATGACACCCATGTGTGCGCGGAGTATCCCAGACCATGGCCCCTCATGCGGTGGTAGGGATTTGCGAGGGCCAAGGATTGATAAGTATGCGGAGCATATGATGGGATGCTTGTCGATGATCGCCATCGTCTTGGGCATCTGCTCTATGTTGCGCTTGAAGCGAATACCCGCCGCCTTGAGGAAGAACATCTTCCACCTGTCGTCGTTAGAAAGGTCTAGTTGGTCGGGGCTGATCTCTTGGAATGGCGTTAGTTCGTCGTAGCGTTCAAGGACTTTCTCCACCTCGGCCCGTATCTCTGGATAAGCGGCCTCTAAGTCTGCGGTTGCAGGAAGTAAAGTCTTGTCAAAGAATGGTTGGTCGCCGATGCGACACCTGCGTCTGAAGTGTGGTTTGAGTGTTCGCTCTAGCCAATCTTGGAAGGCCATCTACTATCCTAACTTTAGAAACGGTACGGAAAAGCGTACACCTTGAGATTTGAATGGGTCGGGCGTCGAGTACGCGTCCATGGTTACTGTCTGTGTGACGACAGGCGCAGACGTCTGGGTGAGTTTGCGTCGGCTGTCTCGGTATGGATTGTCTTGCATCATGTAAGCACTGTAGCTACGAGCGACGTTCTCGTTCGTACTGTTGTCAGAACTCTCATTCATCTCGTCTGAGGCGTCAGCGTTATGTCCGTCTTCCTCGGTGGTGGCGTCCTCAGACGCCGACACCGTCGAGGGTGCGTCACGATCTGGTGTGCTTTCGTTTAGGATTGCGGATGCGAGTGTAGTGATCTCGCCATCTTCTTCTGGATTGCCAGATATTGTAGAGACTGGTGTGTATTGAACGGAATTGCTTACGCCAGTTCCGTTTCCTGATCTGTCGTTGTGACCTGCAAATTCTATATGCCAAGGCTCCCAATCCATGCGGAAGTTTAGTCCATAGCGTGCGGCATTAGCGTGCGCCCACGCTTGCGCGGCTTCGTTGCCGTAAGATAAGTCTGCGGCATCGCCATGATTGTGTTGTGACCTGCCGGGAGGGGCGACCCATCTCCGGGCGGCGGCTTCTGAACCGTACCTCTCGACAGCGTTGGCGAATAGTTCGGCCTGTCTGTCTGTGGAGCGGTAGCCAGAATTGATTTGGATGTTATGTCCTGCTGACTGGGCGTCTTCGAGGAAGCGTGCCAAAGCACCGCCCATATCATCATTGAAGTTTAAGTGTTCGTCGCCTCTGCCAGACGACAAGAATGGGGAGAGTGTTTCGCTGAAGCTCATTTTTTCTTCCAGCTAATACGCGCTGGCCCCTTCTTTTTCTTTGACGCACTGGTGCATTGCGCTTTCGTTGGGCGGCACGCAGGGTAAGGGCGTTTGCTTCCACCCTTCGCAGACTTACGTCCGCATGGCTTGCCTGTCTTGCAGTCGATCCAACCCTTGCCGTTGTTGCGGCTGAACCACTTCTTCAGGCTATCGCTTTTTGCTTTTGCCACTGTTACCCCAATTCTTTGCGCCAACTTTGCGGCACTTCACGAGTGCGCCAGACGCGTATGCACTTGGCCATTTCGTGTAGCGCGACTTGACCTTGTGGTAACAGGCGTCACGCTTTGGCTTTTTTGCTGACTTTTTTGCCATTGTTACCACGCAAAACACATGGGCAAGACGCGTGTTGCATGTTGCCCGTCTGTGTTTTTCTTCCTAATGCACGAACACGTGCGGTTGCTTGTGCCATTACCGTCTCCGAATGGTGCGAGTGCGCTGTCCAAACTTGGGTTGCTTGGTCTGTGCTGTGCGGCCAAACTGTGATGGCATGTTAGACATCGCACGGTATGGGTTCGCCGCGCGGATAACGCGGTTGCCCATGGATGGGCCTTGTGTTCCAAAGATTACACCTCTGTTCTTCTTAATCATTTTTTAATGCTCCGCTTCTTCGCCTTCGATCCTGCGTTGGAGGGCCGCTTCTTCGCGGCCTTGTTGGGCTTTCGCATCGACTTTTTCATTCCACGCATCGAATATCTCCTTGCGTTTGTTGATGTACACCATGTCTTCATGCGGAAATTTGTTGTAGTACGCAGTCTCCCGCAGGTGTTCTGATGCTTCGATCAGATGACTGTATGATTGCACAAGAAGTAGGGCGTAGTCGTCCGCACCATTGCCAGAAAACTCTGGAGTTAGTGGGTCTTCTGGACTGTCTGGATGAAAGCCCATGATCCAGACGCCGAAATGATTTTCGTTCTGGTCTGCGATCCACTGGTCAAATTCATCCGCCGTCATCTCATCGAAGTTCGTCCAAGCCACGATGTGAAGAAGCTCGTCTGTGGGTGGGTGGAATGCTTTGATCTCGGCGACGGTCTCGATCTCTGGTGTGACGTGGATCATCACGCAGTTCTTCATCCATGCCATGCGTGCGTATGGGCAAGGTGGTAGACCGCCGAAGAGTGGTGAGGGTTTCTCAAGGATGTCCTCAGACCACATCTGTATTTCTTGCGCGATCAGGACAGAGGCTTTGTCCCACGCTTCCACGCTACGAGTACCTTCCGTTTGCCACGCCATACTGGGTTTGCCCTATGCCATAAATGTGATGGAAATATTGCGGCATGCCCCCGTCCACGGGGAGCATGACGCTCCTTCGTCTGTCCATAAACTCTAAGCCTACCGCCCCAGTATTCGGATGGGTCAGAGAGTTGGATGACCATTGTTAGTTTACGTTCTGCGACTTGGTCAGCACCGTTGTCTGTGTGCGTGCCATAGAAATTACCGAAGCCGTACTCAAGATATTGTAGGGTTTCGAGTTCGCCGTCGATGTTGAAGCGCAGAGTTCTTTTGTTTACGTCGTCGAACAGACGCTCGACACGAGAGTAGAGCCAATCATTTGGCCCGTCACGTCTGAGCCAAGCCATCTTGCAGTTGCGAGAGAGCCTGCTGATTACGCTTTTGCCATCAATGACAGACGCAATAGATACCGTCTCTTGATCGCATAGTTGTTGGATTTTATCGCACTCGTCTGGGTCGAATGCTGGGAGAGAGAACCAGTTGTTTATGTGCATCAACACTTCCACCGTCTGCGTGCGGCGCAGATACGTTTCTTTGGTGTCTTCGAGCAGTTGATGTTGTGCATCTTCATCTGTCCTGCTGATCGAGAACAGTAAGATGTACGACGCTTGCCGCCAGACGGTTGTGGTGCCTTGAGTTTGGAGCCGCACGCTTTGTTATATTTCGCCCTACCCTTGGCCGTAAGACCTGCGCCCTGCGATGCGGGTTTCTTTTCGCCCCGCCCGACAGACAGACTTACGTTGCAACGCTTTTTTTTCTTTGCGGCCATGGGTTGCTCCTACTTCTTGGTTAATCCCTCATGCCGCAAGTATGCCAAATAAAAGCGGAGGAAGTCGTCCAGTCTGAGTAAGACGAGACTGTCCCCAGTTTTCATTCTTGATTTGCGATTGATGACGACAGGACAGCTTTCTGATTTGGTCTTGTCGATATTAGTTTCTGCTTGTCGCAGTGCCTCGTGGAAGTTCAGACGCTCCACTCTCTTGGCTTCGATGAATAGTTCGGGAGTGCCGAGTATGTCTGCACCGCCAGCCATTCCGACTTTGCCGCCGCCAGACAGAGGTGCGCGAAACGATTGCAGACCAGTCGCTTGATTGATGTACGCCGCTAGTTCACGTTCGTACTTGTCACCCTTTTGTTTGCTTCCACGCCCACCACTCAATCTTCATATCCCATATCTTTGCGACATGGTTTGCAGAAGAACCAATTCTTGGGCCGCTTGTGTGTGTCCCCGCATGACATGCACGGACGTGTCCATTGTTTTTCCTCAAAGTCACGTCGGACTTGATACTTCGCTCCATCAAATTCTTGAAGACCTTCTCGGACGAGAATACGCTTCAGTGTGTCGACGCAACATCCTATACGACGTGCCATCTCTGAGTATGGTTCTGTGTTGTGGTTCTCTCGGAGCCAAGTCAAGTCCGCGTCTGACACGCGAACATTTCTCGGCATTTGAAATCTCCAAATATATTTTACCTGCGTCTAAAATGTAATACGCGTCAAGAAATTATGCAACACCTTTAATAACTTTAGGTGTCTGTGTGACACCTGTTGACTTATGCAGTCAAGATTGATAAAACTCTAGGCGTTGAGTTTGCGACGCCCCCGGTTTCCGGGGTCGTCGGGAATAAAACGAAACGACTGGAAACGCCAACGGCGTTGGGTGGAGAGTTTTATCACTTTCCGACAATCAGTAAACAAATCAATGAATTAGACTATGACAGACGACAAGGATCGTGAAGAAAAAATACGCCGCAACCGTGAGAAATACCCAGAGATTGCGGCGTTAGTAGATGAAGTCAGGAAATATTTTCCCGAAGCGAAGGTAACTTCTATTCGGAAGTTGACACCTCAAGAACAGGAGCAGAGGCGTCAAGTTCTAACCAGTCGCGAACAAGGCGTAAGGGTCTGGCCAACTTCTGAGCGATGACGTCTGGGTCGTGACCATCTAATGCCATGTCTTTCGCACGTTGCTTGGTTGATCTGCTCGACACAACAATCTTCTCGTCTGTGATGTTGTGCGCCGCGTATCCAACCCACTGCACACGATCATGTAGGTCAGTCCATTCTCGGACTTTGCCATACCGTATCTCCATCACCATGTATAAGCGATAGTCAGACGGTAGCTTTGCTTGTAGCTGTGGCCAGATTGGGTGGTCATAGTTGCCATCGTACAGACCTGCGTTCTGTTTGGCTGTGTCCTCGTCATCAAAGACCTGCGCCACTCTGATCTGTGTCTCCAGCACAGTAAGCTGGTTTGTTGAACCCGCCTCTCGGCCAATGCCACTTTCAGATGGCTTGTTGCTGTGGTGGATCATGATCACAGACAGGCCAGAGTTGCGAAGTTTGACTGCCAGCTTGTTGATTTTTGCCCACTCGTCTGCGGAGTTTTCAGCCAGACCGGGATACGCAGACCGAATGGTGTCGATCACAACCACGTCTGGCTCTGCAAACTCAATCCAACCTTGCAGTTCCATCAGCCCTTCACGTTGGTGGAGGTCGATTTCTTTCTTGTCTACGAAGGGTGTCCAGATGTTGAGGCGGTCTTGTGTGTCGCCATGTATCTGCCGCATTTCGATTAGGCGTCTGGCGATTGTCGACATGCCCATCTCGAAGTCGAGATACAAAACTCGTGCAGGTCTGCCGATTTCAAATGGCCCGAAATACTTTCGCCCTGCACATAGTGCGGACATCGCATGCTGAACAAAAAGTGATTTGCCATGGCCAGAGTAACCGAAGACCTGCACGATTGTATTAGCAGGTAGCCAAGGCTCAATCAAATAAGATTTGGCGTCACTCTCAGATAATAATTGCTCGGCATCAGCCATTTGGATGAGGCGTCTATCCCTCTTTTCCTCTTGCTGTTTCTCATGCACATAAGGCTTGTAAATATAGTCGCCATTATCATTGAAACGATCAGGATGGTTGCGTCGTTCGGACTGCTCCATTGACTGAACCGTCGCCTCGAACTCGCGCTCGTCCAGTTGATCTGCGAAGAACTCATTCATGAAGGCGTGTCCGCGCAGACGCAGGTCTGGGCCAAAGTAACCTTCCAATATGCTCTCGCTGATGTGCCGCATCACTCGTTCGTTGCGGCCATTGCTCATGCCAGACGGTATCTTCAGAGTGTTGGGGAAGTTGTCACGCACATACTTTGCTGTGCGATCCCACTCACTAACAAACTCATCAGGCTGTAAAGGCTCAACAGACGACAGGTCAAGCTCATCAAAATGAAAGTCCCCGTCTGGTCTTCTCTCTTGCAGACAAGGCTTCCAGTCTTCCCACATTGGGAACTCATCCCAGTCTATGTACTGAGGGTAATCCCAAATGTAGTTGTTTGATGGGGGAAGTAGCGCATAGCTACCGTCCCCACGGAAGTCGAGGCCGTTGATCTTTGGCCAATCTGCTCCCCGACTATTTATCCCTGCTCTCGGCCCACGCCGCACGCCATCACGCGGATGTTCAAAGTATAAGTGAACACCGCGCTTTGTTTTTACGCGGATGGGTGAACGCATACCCGCATCGAATGCGGCATGCAGTGCATCTTCGTTGTCACAATCGACAACCACCACGCCACTGATTGCACCAGTGACGATTGCTATGTCGTGGTCTGGCCACTTCGTCCACCATTCTTCCACCTCTTCCTCGGTGGGGTGTCTGTCTTGGTAATCACGCCATTTAATAGCGGGTCTCTTCCCTTCTGGCTTGATTGGAATGATGCTCCAACCACGATCCAGATATTCAAGAGCCGCATCCAATTTGGTCTTGGACATCTTCATCCTCTTCAAAGTATAGGTCTAAGTCTAGTTCTGGGTTCTCGGACTTGATTTTCTCCAAGACGACGCTCGACACATACTGTCTTGTAACCCACCCATAAGGCGCAGTGCGAACCACGCCCACGAGTTTAGCCACAGAAGATGCGCCGCCCAAATCATCTATAAGACGTTGGATGTTGAGCTTCGCTTGCATTCGATCTTTCCTTTTTTTCATTTGACACTTGCGTCAGTGTATAAGTTATACTACACCTATAGATGTTTGCAAGACGTCATTCGTAGTTGCTGACGTTATAACTAAAGGAGGTATGTATGCCTGAGACTGATAGCTGGTCTGTCTTCGCTGACACATCCAGCCCCCCGAAGTCGTCCGTCTCCGCTAATCGGCTTGAGCCATTAGCAGAAGAGTTCGACAGACTAACCAAAGAGCGTGACGCGCTCGATGAACGCATAGGCCAACTCGAAAATGAGATCGCCTACCTTTTCCCAGAGGAAGCGGGTGAGATTGCCCAATCCACAGACAGGTTCGAGGTCGTGGTTACACGATCTGAGCGTTGGACGTGGAACAAGGAAGCACTCGAAAAGCAGTTTGGGGAAGGACAACTGCCAGACCATGTGAAGCGTAGTCTGACCGTTGATAAGCGTAAGTTCCAAAAGCTACCGCAACATGAGCAAGAGCCTTTGCGATACGCGCTTACCCGAAAACTCGACCGACCAAAGATAAAGGTGATCCCAAATGTTTAAGACTATGAGTACATCGGACGTCGCACGCGACGAGCCGACCAAAACTTTGCTGTATGCACATCACGGCTACGGCAAGACCTATCAATGTCGCTACTACCAGAAGCGTTATGGCAAGGGATTGATCATATCTGGTGAAGCAGGGCTAAAGTCTATTGAAGACGTGGCCATTGATTACCTGCCCTTCTCCTCATGGGATGGCAAGCATAACCCAGACGACGGTGTCTATTCGTTCCGTGGTATCTGGAAGATGATTGACAGCCCTGAGTTCAAGGAAGCAGGGTTCAAGTGGATTGCAATCGACAGTCTGACTGAGATGTCTGAGCGTCTGATTGAACACTTGGAAAAGGAACACGAAGGGAACAAGAACGGTTTCCAACTGTGGGGTGATTACAACCGCATTATGTTGGGTGCCTTGAAGACCATTCGTGACCTGCCTTTGCATGTCTATGTGACGTGTCTGGCAAAAGAAGAGAAGGATGCAAATGACGTCACTCACTATTGGCCGTTGGTCAAGGGTGGCTCTGTATCCAAACACGTACCTGCCCTGTTCGACCACGTGCTTTGTGGTGTTCGAGTGACAGAAACGAATGACCAAGGGAAACCAAAGGTAACTCGGTACATTGTCACAGACGAAGTGTCTGGTTGGCATGGCAAAACACGTGATCCACGCAACCGTCTGAAGCCATTTGAGAAGTGCGAAGACGTAACAGAACTCTTAAACCGAATGGTCGGTGAGGAAGAAGGAGAAAGTAAATGAGTGATTGGAATGGTTTCGGGTCATTAGACCTGTCCAATGTAGAAGCCAGTGGTGGTAGCGCACGTCTGCAACCCGGCACATATACCGTGAAATGTTCGGAAGCAAAGGTCGAACAGATCGGTAGCACAAACAACCGCAAATTGGTTGCAGACTTTGTAGATGTAGATGGATCAGGCGACATCCGCGTGAACTTCAACATCCTGCACTCAAGCGATCAGGCGCAAGAGATTGGCAGACGTCAGTTGAAGTCGTTCTTGATTGCCGCAAATCACCCCAACCCAGACAAGCCGGGCGACGTTGATAAGCTGAAAGGTCTTCAGTGCAAGATCATCGTTGGCATGGGTAAGCCATGGAAGGGTGATGATGGCGTTGAGCGTCAGTCAAGTGAGGTCAAGAAGTTCATGGCTATGGCTGAAGCGGCGGCGTCTGCTGGCTCAAAGTCAGACGACATGGACGACGACATCCCTTTCTAAGCCATACAAAAAAAGGGGGGCGCAACGCCCCCCTAAATTGAGGGAAGCCATGAGCATAAAAGCTACCGAAGTTGTCTTCAAGATTGACGAAGGATATGACAGAAAAACCGAAGAGAGAGCGCGAGACTATATTGGGGCTTCGGGCATCGGACATCCCTGCGACGCCTACCAAGCCTACAGCCTACGCGGATTTCCCAACACTGAGCCAGACGCTCGCCTCAAGCGAATATTCCGCTTGGGCCACATCCTCGAAGACGAAGTCGTCAAAGACTTAAAGGAGAAGGCAGACGTTCGGGTCTGGGAAGTCGATGGTCTGACTGGTCGTCAGCACACATACGAAGAATGGAACGGTCATGTGGTCTGCCACATGGACGGACACATAGAACTAGATGATGGCGAACTGCGCGTCTTGGAGATCAAGTCCATGAACGACGCATCGTTTAAGAAATTTCAGAAGGACGGAGTGAAATACTCGCATCCACGTTACTTTGCACAGGTGCAAATGATGATGGGGATGTCTCAGATACATGAGACCTTCTTTATCGCTGTGAATAAAAACAACAGCGAATACCATGCGGAGATTGTAAAATATGATGAGTTTGAATTTGGACACATCAAGGATCGGATACAGACAGTGTTCGATGGAAACGCAAAAAAGATCAGCGTCGACAACTCAGACTGGCGTTGCCGAGGGTGTTTCAAATCAGACGTATGTTGGGGCGACCGTAGTGTTCCCAAGTTATGTCAGACCTGTAGCTTTTCCCGTCCAAAGCCAGACGGTGGATGGCATTGTAGCAAGCATGACAAGGACACCCTTAACCCTTGCGAAGATTACAAATTGTTTGAGCCATTACCGAAGGAGTAACTGGATGAAGCTAGAGGAGTTAAAGGAAAAACACGAGGCGATTGCAGAAAAGACCTCCACTCTTCTTGCCGAAATCGAAGCCAAGCAGAATGAAATCTTGTCGATTACTGAACGTCTGGATGAGATCAACATTCTGAAAGGTGAGGACATCAAAGCGCAGAAGGCACGAGCGAAAGAGAAACGTGCGCGTCTGCGTGATGAGATCACAGACCTGCGACATAATGTACGTCTGTTGGATGGGCAGAAAGAATGGCTAATGATCAAGGCGAAAGCTCTGGCAGGTGAACTATGAAGCGCGGCGAAATATTAGGCAAGGCTTCAGAATATGTTGATGGCCCAAGGGCAGACGACTACGGCGACGCGTTCGAGAACTTTGAGCGGATTGCTGAAGGATGGAATATTATTCTCAAGAACGCCTTGAATACGCACGGATATTTCACAGCATCACACGTCGCATTGATGATGGATTGGGTAAAGACAGCACGTCTATTGCACAACCTAGAAAGCGCAGACGGATGGATTGATAAGTGTGGATATAGCGCACTCGGTGGCGAGTGCGCTATGAAGAGCAGAGAGCGGAGTGATTACGCTAAGTCTCTAATTGAAAATGCGGCCCGTCCAAGAAAGGCCGACGACCCTGAGAGCGTCTGATGTCAACGTATTCCATCATCAACGCTTCACAAGTTCCCGCGTGATCCGTTAATTTCTTGTGCCATGCCGCTCCCCAAGTGAGTTCGCAACCAACTTCTTTGGCGGCAGACAAGAATGCGTCTGCAATCTCATCATACAAATTCAATTCCCAGACGCCATTTGAGCCAACATAGGCCATGGCGTCTATGGCGTGCGAGTATCCGTCTGCCTGTGGTAGATGGTAAGACTTCATTGTCTTTGACCTGCCAGTGCGGACATTCTCCTCCTGCTCGGCTACAGTTCTGGTGCCGCAAATAATTCCGAAGTCGATCTTAGTACGACCGATGGCCAGTTTGCAGACGTCCACGAGTTGTGGATGTACGCCTTCTAGTTTTGACAGACTGCGGTTAGATAGTTTGAAGCTCATTCTGACGCCCCTCCTATGTTGAAGTTTAGGTTCGGGTGATCAGGGTATTGAACAACAACTGGCCCCTCTGGGCATGTGTAGTGTATGTATGCGATAAGTGTTGCCGTGCCATCGCTTACTTTTTCTGGATCATCTATAGTAAACGTGTACGCAAATGTATCGACACGATTGTTTGCTGGCCCCATGAATGTAGTGATAGATGGGGTTACGTTATGAACAAGAAGTTCACTGTCTCGCACATTCAGTATGAAGTCATCGACGTTGCAGTCGTCGCGTAGCTTTACCCTTGCCACCTCAACTTTGAATGGCCCGTTAGATGGGCCGTCTGTAATATTGAAGTATTCAGGCGACCACTCAAGTATGGGGCGTTTAAGCCAACCAAACTTGTCTGCCGCTTGATACCCGCCAGCAATCAATGCGACACTGGCAGTAGCTATACCGATGTACGTTTTGATGCTGTCGATGTCCATTACTTGGCAACTCCTTTTGTCTTCTCGAATGTGCGCAGACCACCAAGGCCGAGCATGCCGAGCAACACAGTCATCAGGCTATCCATCTCAAACGATGGGAGATCACTCGGATGCAAGCCAGTTACGTTGAATGAAACAAGCGCAAACACTACGATGGGATGAATGATGAAATGGTATGCTAACGCGACCGCGCAGACCCATCCGACCATCGGCCTCCACCCCGCAACGAATATACTGCGGTGTGCGGCTTCAGCCTTGTTCGTTTCGATTTGACCCATCGCCGCTTCGTGCGCATGTTTTTCTGCCATGGTTGCGATTTCGTGAGCGAGTTTGGCTCTTTGGTCTTTGTCCTCGATGAACTTGTCGAGAAGGCCAGTGACTGGCCCGATCAGTGCTTGCAACATGTTGGTCTCCTTGTTTTCTGCTTCACTTCTCATGTCCGATCCAGACGGCAAACGCGCCTGTCATCGCGCCCGTGACCGTTGCTGTCAGGGCTGTCGCTTGTGAGGTCATCGCTTCAGGTGGAAGACCCATGAACCAATGGAGGACTTCAATGTACATCCACGTCATGACGCCCATCATAATTCTGGGCATCAACTTCCAAGCGAGAACTCTCTCCATCACTATCGTCATAAGCTACCTCAGTAGGACTTGTTCCAACTGCCCTGCCAGCCGCCTGAATTGCCGCTGTTAGGCTCGCCTGCGGCGGCATCCACTAAGCCCTCACGGAAGCGTCTGTTGCCTCCAAGGACTGGGATACGCGTCGCAACTTCGCGCATTGCAGACCGCTCTTTTGCGTTGCTGTTGTCGCCCTCATCGAAGATGCCTGCGGCTACCTGCATTGTTGCGTTGCCAAGACCGAAGGATGGGCCAAGAACTGTCGACCACATACGCTGTTGTCCGTATGCGCCGTTATCGACTTGGCTGACTGCTGAGTGAATGACGTCACCGAGTAGACCAAGGCCACCCATCACCATCATACTTTCAACATACCAACCCATGAAGTCGTTCTCGCCGCCATGAACTTTCTCGTCATAGCCAAGTGCTTTGAGCAGGTTACGTTTACGCAATTCAGAACTACGCTCGTCTTCACCGCCGCGTTGTTGAATGATGTCTTTCGCTGTCAGTGTTGCCGCACCAAAGAGTGGGCCAACAGACGCCAGATAAGCCAGTGGTTTGAGGTTGCCTTTGTTGGCTTCGCTCAAGACGTGACCAGTCAGACGTGACATCATCAACGGGAACGACTTCAACTGGAAGACCAGTGCGCCGATTGGCGTCTGCGCCCACAGTGGGATGTCGTTCGGGTTTGGCTGGAAGATTGCGTCGTCTGCAAACTTAATGATCGCCATGCGCAGGCCGTCTTCTTCCATGATAGACGGATCAATCATCTCTCCTGCTCGTTTTGCACCGGGCAAGAACTCAGACAGACCGTAGTTTTTCAGGAAGCGGTGTGCAGTTTTGTACTGCGCAGACTGCTGTGCGTATGGGACACCTTCCTTGAACGTATCACGCGCCTTCATCTGCATGGTGCGGAAGGCTTCGTAGCCAGTCGCGCCTGCAATCATGCGGTTCATGTCTGTCCAAGGTGTCAGCAATGTAGCGTTGAAGAAGGCATGCGATGCCTTATTGTCTGGCGCACCGTACATGTGAACCATGCGCTCGTGAACAATGTTCTCCATCGCAACACCCACGTTGCGGATCATCTCTCTATAGTGCGGGTCTCTCAAGTTCTTGACGCCAGTTGCCCAAGATTTGAAAGAGCCAGAGCGGATAATTGGAAGCCCCAAGTCACCGATAGATGTCAGCGTCGTAAAGCCAAGAAGCGATACGTTGTTGAACATCCGAACCCCACGAGAGACACGCATTGCCGTCTTGTTGGTTCCGCGCATCGGCTTCTTCAGCAAGACTGACATCGCATCTTCGACGTAACGCAAGCCTTCGTCTGTATCTACAGAGCCGGGTTTACCTTTGAAGTCTGCAAGTGCGCCAACGATTGCGTCTACACGCTTCTCGTATACTGGGTTCACACGGCCAGACGTGTCGAGTGGCGCAATGTCCATCAGCATCTGACGCGCACCAGACGGGCCAGATGTTTGCGCAACTTCAATCAGCGTATCAGCAAATGCTGATGCTTCTTGCGCCGCGCCTTGGAATGGCATGCGGATTGTGTCGACCAGCGTCGCCACCTCGCGTCTGCCTTGCGGGTTCATTGCGGTGATGTCGTACTCGAACTGCTTATTCTTGGTAAGTAGATCGACGATGCCCTGCTTACCTTCGTTTGCGACCATCAGGTAATCAGACACAGCGTGGCTGTTTACACCGAAGCGTTTCGCAGACGTTAGGCGGCGTGAGCTACCCTCAAAATACTTGACCAAGAGACCTTCGAGGTTGCTTTCCAAGAATGGCTCAAGTTCTTTGAGCATATCTGGATACTTTTCGAGTTCGATAATCCGTGAGTAGTCGACGTTCTCGAAGGTTGAGTTCTTTGTAGTTCCCTTAACTGGGATGAAGATGCCATCATCTGCCTCATCCAACAGCTTGAGCATGACGCCTTCCGCAAATGCGGTTGCCTGCTCGTCTGTGAAGTCTTGGCCAAACTCTAGCTTCTCGCGCATATAGTAGCGACGCATCTTCTCGACAAACTCGTCGCGGTTTTTGGCAATCTTCTTCTGATCCCAGACCTGCGGCAAGTAGTTCGGGCCACGGTCGCCGACATGGTAGCCCTCTTTGATCAGTTCCATGCGCTCGTTTGCGAGGTTCGCGCGGATTTGCTTGTAGATCACGCGCTCGTCTGCACTCAGTGCTTTCTCTTGACGTGACCCATCACCGTAGCGCAGTGCCTTAACAATACGGCTGTGCGACTTCGGCTGATCCTGACCAATGCTTGATGTCGAGCGACGGAAGTGTCCGCGCAAGATGCCGTCACTATCTGGCAGTCTGGATAGACGGTCAAATACAGGCATAATCTTCTTGGCGAAGCGTTGGTTCAGATCAGGGAAGTGTTCCTTGTACCTGTCACCAAGCCAGTTCATGCCCATATTCTTCATGCGTTGCGATGAACGCTCGAAGTATTTGAATGGGCCAGACTTACGGACTGCCGCTTCTTCTTGCACAGACATGTCACGCTTGCGAAGCATTGACATGATCGCACCTGTCATAGTGCTGTTTGTACCTTCTTGCTCTAGCAGTTCGCCGAATTGTCCAACTGGGATGTCGTTGATGCTCTCAATGCTTTCATCCATCAGAGCCATTGTGACGTCGCCGTTCACTCCGCGAGGAATGATGCGCTCTTTCTCAACGATGTTGTTGTAGACCATCTCGTCGTTGATGTCGAAGTAGTCTGCGTCAACATGCTTGGCCTGCTCCGGGTTGAACAAGATAACGCTGGTGTGCGTTACAGACGATGCCCGGTAGGTGTCTGCATTCTGCATCAGGTCTTCGCCAGACGACAGAGTATTGCGGTGTGTTGTGATCATTCCGTCATGACCAAGATCGTCGAGGAACCCAGTCAGTTCTTCCTGCGCCGCAACTCGGTTGCGGCCAGACTTCATGATTGAGTTCACCAGTTCGCGATACGCGACTGTCCCTTCAACATCCTTATCTAGCAGTGCGTCTGATAGGTGCTTGAATGTGCGCTCGTTGTAGTTACCGACTTCGTTCATCCGACCCATGATCGCTTTAATCGTTGGGTGGTTCAGGTTGTAGACGGTGGTTGAGCGGAAATCGACAGGGCGACGCAGTTGGATCAACATCGGCATGACATATGGATCAATGTTTAAGCCACGAGCGGCAAGGCTTTCTGCCAGTGCCTGCTCATTCGCAACCATCTCATCGAGAGTGTTGCGGAATGCGTCCAGCGTGCTGGTTGTCACGTCTGGGTCGACGCCAATGTTCTCCTCGATGACCGTGTATTCACGGCGCAGACGAGAAATTTCACGGCGTGTTTCCACCATATCCCAGATGTCCCAATCGAGGTCTTCTTTCTCAGCCGCTGGAAGGTTTAGTTCTTCAGCCTGCTGGAACATAGCCTCCATAGTTGGGCGTCGTGAGTAGACTTGGGTCGCTACATGTGGATTTGCTGTTAGGTAGTAACCGGGGCCATAGTTTCCGCCCTGAGAACGTCTGAAGATTGCGTTCGGATTGTCGTCTGTGCGACGGAACACATACCCTTTTGGCGTTCCATGGTAGAAGACCACAGGAACCTCGGCCTCTGCGTTGTAACCAAAGCCACCTTTAGTGAAGTTCACCATGTTGACGGCGCGAGGCTTCGATGCTGAGTTGATTGCGTCTGCCGCGTAGTCTGCCGCGTATGATGGATGCGTAAGTGCGCCATCTACGGAAGCTGACATTGGGCGGCTCTCGCCATTAACGAACATATCTCCGTAGAATGTCAGACGACGGTAGCGTCCCTTAACATCTGCGCGTCCAATCTGTCCGTTTGTGACGTAAGCAGTGTACTCAATGGTACGATCAATAGCACGATCAAGAGTATTTCTCATGCGGATGTTATTGGCATCCCCAGTGATCACGCCCTCAAGGATTTGTCTGCGCGGTATATCCTCTCGTGTATACCGATTGACTGCATCAGCGAACCACTCGTTGGCGATTGCTTGCTCACGGATATACTCAGGACGATCTGCGTATTTCGCGCCAATCAATCCTTCGATACGTTTGCGCATGCCGCTATCGAGAGAACGGTATGCTTCAATGATTGCTTCGCTTTCATCTGGTTTCAGTGCGCCAGAACGAACGACCATGTGCATTAGATCACCGACCGCTTCTTCTGGAGACGCATTACCTTTGTTCAAAGTTGATGCAATTCTGCGAGTTGCCTTGCGAAACTCGTTAAACTCAGGCGATCTGTAATCTCCGAATACTCCGTCACCTGCGAATGTCTCGTCACGGCCAGCCAGACGCGCAACGTCACCTGCCATCAAAGCATTCGTCTGTTCGTTTGTGCCACGGGCTGTTTTGCCCATGATGTTGTACAGACGATAAGCCATGGTGCGCAGTGTGGTTTGCACATCGGCGTCACGGTGTGTGAGGAAAGATAGGTTCTCGCGAAGTGACGCGCGAGCGGAGGGAGGAATGCCGTCGCTTGTCATTACACCGACATTATCGTTCACTTCACGAGATATGATTAGGTTACTGTCACGGAATACTGGAGAGATAACTTTACCGCCATTCTTCATAGCTAGTTTCTTGTTAGCTCGACGCCCCAACTCGTACAGTGCCATATTGAGAACGTCTTTGTTCCCTTCATATGCCGCTTCGAGTAGCGTCTGCTCCAGTTCCTGACCACCCATCGCGAAGATTTCGCGAGTGACAGGCACCTGTTTCGCAGGCAATGGACGCGCTTTTACTTTAGACGCGATCTCTATTGCCAGTTGATCCCCGTAGTCTGTGCCACGATGCTTGCGGTAAGCAGTGAACAGCTTGCGAAGTGATAAGTCTTTCGGGCTACCTGCCACAGACACATCAACTGCGGGAGTATTCTTGCCAGACGCACGTGCGCGTTTAGGTTTTGGAGTATTTGCATCTGCAACAGCTTGCGCTTCTGCACGTGCCGCTTGTGTTGCACGGTTTGCTTTTGCTTTTGCTTTGGTTGCTGATGGCTTTGCCACTCCGTCTGCGTTACGAGGTGGGTCATTCTGCACTCGTGGCTTGGAACCAGCAGGCAAAGTTCCCTTGCCTTCAGCACGCTGATAGCCAGACGACAATGCGTCGTCGATGCTCTCGATCATGTGCTTAACGCTTGAATAACCCTTGTCGATAGCACGTTTGCTGATCTGACCCGGAATGCCGTTGGCAGGTTGCCACTTGCCAGCATAACCGTTGAAGTAGAAGTCTCGTAGGTTGTCTGCGATTTCTTGTGGGTTTCCGATAGACTGCAAACCTGCAAGATCGCCACCTTCTAGGAAGCGACGGGCAGATGCGGTGTCGTCAATGCTTGTAAGCTCAGACGTTTTGCCACCAAGGATTTCATCAATCGCCTTGAACTTCTCATTCAGAATTCTCAGCAGTGTATTCGGCTTGCCTTTCGGTGAACGCAAAGCCAGAAGTGGGCCAGAGCCACCCATACCTGCGACAGGCACACCTTCTTTATTGTTTACAGCGACACTCAGCAAGAACCGCTTCAGTTCTTGGAATGACGTTATGATGCCCTCTGCGCTATCAGACGCGAAGGCTTCGTTGATGTCTCTTTCCAATGCTTGAAGTTGTGCGTGTCGGCTTTGCAGTATCTTGCCTTCAGGGGTAACAGGCTTGCTGTCCACGCCCATTGCGAACTTCTTCTCCTGTACGCGGTCAGGTAGGATTTTTGCAAACAGCGGCTCAAGGCTTGGGTCGATTGTTTCTTTTGCAAAGAAGCGGTCAAAGACTGCCTGAACATAGTCAGTCATACGCTTCCAGAAACCAAGGTCACGTACCTCTACGTCTGCATGTTTTTGCATTGCCCAGACTGAGAACTGATTTGCGAAGAACTCTTGTGGGCTGTCACCCGCATTTGTGCTGAGTGTGTAACCACCACCGACATCCATACCTGTGTAGGTAGGAAGTCTGTCGTTGATCTTGCCTCCGTCTTTCTTCAGCTTCTGGCCTTTTGACCCAGTCACATAATACTCGGTCATATGATCCCAGAACTCGACGCGGTCTTCTGGTGTCAAGATATTGCGATACGCCCAGTGCGCGACCTCGTGATAAAGAGTAGCAATTCTTGGGTGCGTCTTCTTGGCTTGCAAGTTGATGTTGATGTATGCGCGGCCTTCAGACGTCATGTTGTGGTTATCACCACCACCATTTCTGCCACGGATTTCAGGCGCGACGTTAGGGTCGCCACCAAGGTCACGGATCAAACGGTGCGCAGTGCTAAGTTCTTCAGCCGAGTAGCCTGAAAGAATGCCGTCAAGATTTTCGATCAGGTCTTTTCTTTCGACGTTAGTCAGCGTGAAACCCTGCGGATTTACACGGCGTTGTGCGGCGTAAAGAGTGCGCAGTGCCTGCGTGACCTCCATACGTTGCTTGTCGATCAAGGGCCAGCGTGTCTGTGTGTCGAGTGTAGACGTCAGCAAGCGGAGTGTCTGGAAGCTCATAGGCTTGCCTGATGACAGCATGCCCTCAACCTGACCTGTGTAACCTACCTTGCCAGCCGCGAGACGTAGTGCGGCCTGCTCTTCTGCTGTTGGCTCAAAGTTAAGTTTGTCTGCGTCTTTGACATCGAGTGGATCGCCCATGCCTGTTGCGTCGCCTGCATTAAAGCGTGCGCCACGACCAGTTGCCGCTTCTTCAACGGGCAGACTGTCGAACAGGGCTTTCTTTGCCATAAGCGTCTTTGGATTTGCGTCCATTGGCGCATAACGGATTTCCCAGTTGTCTGGGTCAGATGCCTTACCACCCTTCTGGCCAATGATTGCGTAGATGTCTTTGCCATCTTCAACTTGTTGGCGTGAGATGAGACGAATGTCATCTGGGTTATCTTTGGAGCGAGCAATAAGTTTCTTATCGCCACGAGATGGAGGTGGTGACGGCTTGACGTCTGCCGCCGGGACAACTTCCGGGGCGGCTGTTTTGTCTTTTGCCGCACGGCGCGTGCGAAGCTCGCGCAATAGCGCGTCTACGTCTGTCTCGTCTGCGTACTGATCAAGAAGAGCGGCGAGCGTCTGGTCTACAGACTTCTCAGCTTTTGGTGCCGCAGTCGGCTGTGCAGTGGATGGAGCATCGCCACGTGCTTTCAGTGCGAAATCACGGCTAACATAGGCGCGGCCAGTTACACCGTCAGCCCATGCTGTGCCGCCCTTCTTGACTTCAACCAATCCAGTTGGGCCAAAGACTTGCTCAGTACCAGTTGTTTCGTATGGTACAAGGTCTTGTCCCTTACCTGACTTTGCTTGGATCATAGCCGCTTCACGACCAAACTCGTTCGGGCGAACCTGATAACCACCGCTTACAGTGTAATCAGAGCCTTTTGAGATGCGTGTGCCACGGCGTAGGAACGATTGGATGCGGCCAGTTTTTGCACGGCCTGCTGTCGTGTAGATTGATTTGTCGTCGATGGCCTTTTGAGTGCCGCGTTCGAGCGTTTTAGATGCGTTGCCACGCATTTCCATGACACGCGCTTCGGCCATGGTGCGAGCGGCGTCATCGCTAATCCCTTCGATCTCGCCTTTGTACTTCTTAGATAGACGGTCGATTTGTTTTAGTTCTGTCTTAGTGTATTTACTGACGTTGCTCGCGTTGCTTTCTGTAGCATCGCGCATTCTGATCTCGTGATCGAGTAATGCCAGAAGGTCGTCTGCACTAGACTTAAACTCATCGGATGATCCGAGCTTGGCAACCCAAGTACGGATTTGATCGTCAGTTAATTCTTCGCCAAAACTGTCGAGAAGGTCGCCGATCTCGTCTAGTTCACGCTGTACAGTTAGTGCGTAGTCACTAGGTTTGGCATCGCCGCGTGTGCGAAGTGCCTTGCTTATAACGCCTTTTGTGATGCGGCCATCTTTTGAGTTCGCTGATGGCTGTAGGCTACGCCAATCAAGACCTTCAGCAATAGCACGGCCACGCTGTTCAATAGAAATATCTGGGATGTTCGCTGTAGGAACGTCTGCATCCAAACCATTCTCACGGGCAAAGATTGCAACCAGTTCGTCTGGGTCTGCTTTTGCACCCACCTCGTTTGCGCGACGACGGATTGCGTCGAACGCTTCGAGAGGATTGTCCTTGTACATGGGATCGCCCATGTCGATGGTCTGCAATATGCCTTCGAGTTCTTCACGAGGGGTTGGCGTTGCAGGAGTTTCTGCGTCACCGCCCAGCGCACGGGTAAGATCGCGACCACCTTGGTCAATACCTTTCTTGGTACGGATGTCGCTGATGCTTTGCTTAACAAGCTGACCACGCTTGCCTGTTGTGATTAGGCCGCTTGCAATGTCGCGAGCAAGGTCTGCTTCTGAGTATGTGTCGTCAAGCAATGCACGTGCTTGTGCCTCGACACGGCCAAATGCGATTGGCTGTGCAGGAGTTTCTGGTTCAGGAGCCGCTTCAGGTTCTGCTTCAGGCGTTTCAGCGCGAGCCGCAGGAGTTTCTGGAGCGTCAGTCATCGCGCCATCAGTTGATGGCGCGTCTGTCATTACCTGTTCAGGCGGAGCTTCAGGTGCTGGTGCCAGTTCTTGTTCTGGTGCAGGAGCTTCGTCTGCCTGCTGACGCAGGCCAAAACCGTCTGCATCCATACGGGCAAGCAACTCATCAGGCTCAAGTCCGTCTGCGGCGGCAAGTACCTGACGCACGTCTGCCATGTATGTTTCATAGCGACGACGAAGCTGTGCCGCTTTCTCGATGTCTCCAACAGCGTTCGATCCTTCGAGTTCGATAATCTGCTTTGCTTCACGTTCTGCACGCTTTTGTGCTGAACGAAGTGCCGCAATAGTCGCCGCCTCTTCTTCTGCACGCGCGATAGTATCTGCGTCTGCACCAGACGTGCGAAGGTCGTCGATAAGTTGGCGAGCGGCACGTGTCGCACCGTCGAGCGTTGCGTTTACTTTGGCTAGGTCTTCAGCGAAATCACCAAACTCGCCCGTATTAAATTGAGCGGTAGGTGTTTCTGCCTGTGCAGTTGGTGCCGCTTCTTCTACTGGAGCGGGTTGCATAAATTGGTCTACATCACGAGAACCAGTGACTAGATCGTTCAAGCCACGTGCGCCACCTGTGGCAAGCGTCTCGCGGATTTGCGCGTCTGTCATGCCACGAGCGCGTAAGCTCGCAACGTCGTCGATACCCTGACGTGCGCCAGCGATGCCTGATGGAATACCGATTGCACCACCAACGCCTGCGCCAAGCACACCGCCTGCCAATGCAGACACGCCAAGTTCTGCGCCACTAAAGCTGTCGCGTGCGCCAGTCTGGATGTCGCGAATTTGTTCGGCAGTGTTGACGATTGCTTCTTGGCCAGCAGAGATCGCGCCTTCTGATGCGGCGGCTCGGCCGACACCAGATACTGTGCATGGTGCGACTGGAGCGGATTTACCGGCGACGTAGGCCGCACGGCCTGCGGTCGCGGCACCTTTGTAAGCCGCAACACCGGGAATAAGATTGAGAGGATCAGCAATGATTGCGCCAGCAATGTCACCAAGTGCGATTGCGCCACGGCCACCGTCTTGCCAGAAGTTTGGAAGTTGACGCCAGACGCTGTCGATGCGGCGCATACGTGCGCGTTGTTCTGCGGATGCAGACGATGCTTCCATCGCGTCGCCGATTGCCCCAACTGTATTGAGGTCGCCCCACGTCTGATCGCTGTAGAACATGTCGATCAGGTGTTGGTCGTCTGCGAAGTATTGACCCTTCTCCCTGTAGTACGAACGAAGGTCGTTCAGGAAGCGTGGGTCTCGCATGATTTGGCGAGGATTTACAGTACCAGAATAGTCTTCAGTCGGCTGATTGCCGAAGTTTTGGATGTCAACTTGACCCTTAGTATAAAAGCTCATCGCGGCGGTTCTCCAGTTTACCTAGTGGCGATACCGCTAGATTACTGGAGTGAATGCCTATCGGTCGTCCTTACTGG